TCTATGCTTCAAGCTCATGTGTTATGCATGGTCAGCCGTTGCCTTGGAATGAGCACGATGTCCCTGGTCATCAGAACAATCCATATGGATGGTCAAAGCGAGTTAATGAATGTCAGTTTATGCATTCAAAGATTGATCGCACAATCGGTCTTCGTTTCTTTACTGTGTATGGTCCTTATGGTCGACCCGACATGGCACTATTTAAATTTACCGATGCTATTGTAAATGAAACTCCATTGACTCTATATAATTATGGAGATATGAAGCGTGATTTTACTTACGTTGATGATATTGTTCAAGGCATTGTTATCGTAACTAATAGAATTACTGATAATGATAATGAATATGATGGATCAATGCATGAAATCTACAATATTGGTTATGGCGAACAAGTTCAATTGATGGACTTTGTAGAAGAGATTGAAAAGAATCTTGATCGTAAAGGCACGTATGATAAAGTTGCAGCTCATCCAGCAGATATGCCAGCTACTTGGTCAGATACTTCAAAGCTTCAAGCTCTTGGATACAAGCCAACTACTCCTATCTCTGAGGGTGTAGTTAAATTTATTGAATGGTATAAGGAATACTATAATGTTAATTAGGGTCTCAATAATGGTACAAGGAATACTATAATGTCAATTAATATCGCAATTGTTGGACACGGATATGTAGGCAAAGCTGTAGATTACGGCTTCTCTACTTCTGAAGTAGAAAAGTTTATTATTGATCCATTGTATGGAACAACAATAGATGATTTAAAACATAAAACTCGATTAGACGCAGCATTTGTATGTGTACCAACACCGTTTGGTGCTAATGGAGAAATTGATTCTTCTATTGTAGAAGATGTAGTTCAGCAGCTAGAACATTTTGCATGTCCTATTGTTATTAAATCTACAGTGACACCGGATATTGTTGATCGATTATCTACTGAAAACTCAATGGTTATATATAATCCTGAATTTTTAACTGAACAGAATCATCTCAATGATTTCATCAATCCGCCTATGCATATTTTTGGTGGTAATGAAAAAATATGCCAAAAGGTATATCATTTATACCTACTGCACAGTCAATGCAAACCTTGCCCTAGTCATTTTATGACTGCTAAAGAAGCTTCATTTGTTAAGTATGGAATCAACTCTTTCCTTGCTACAAAAGTTCTTTGGTTCAATCAGTTTAAAGATATCGTAGATGATTGGGACGGCAAGTACAATGTTATTGTCAATGCTATTGGCAATGATCCACGTATTGGCCATTCACATACTCAAGTCCCTGGTCCAGATGGCCGTAAAGGTTTTGGCGGAGCATGTTTTCCAAAAGATACAAATGCGTTTTCTACATTTGCTAAAGGCGAATTTGGTGTACTTGACGAAGTTATTAAATACAATAATAACTACAGAAAAGTTTATGATCTAGATGATCGTGAAAAAGAACAGAAAGTAAATTATGGTTGATTATAATTATGCCAGTATAGTCCCGCTTATTGGTGGTGAGACTATTGCTATGGAAAATATTTTCCAAAAAAGACCGGAGTATATTTTAAGCTATGAACTATTTCAAGCAAACGATACTCACATTGTTGAGTACTATAACAGAGAAGTTCCCTATCATCTTATTGAAGGTGATTCTCTACCTGAGGTTAATTCTGTTGATGTCATTAACACTGTTTGTCCTTGTGCTGGGCTTAGTAGTCTTAGTGTTACAAGTTCTTCTGATGCTGCTGCTAATGATTGGATGCGCACCTCTGCTCGTCATGTACTCGGTCATCTCAGGCCCAAAGTCTTTTGGGGAGAAAATGCACCACGACTTGCTTCCAAAATGGGAGAACCTATTGTGGAAGATCTTCGAAAAATCGGAAAAGAAAATGGATACACTTTTAGCATTTATAAAACAAAAAGCATCTTACATGGACTTTCTCAAGTAAGAGATCGATCATTTTATTTTTTCTGGAAAGGCAAGAAGGTACCACAATTTGAATATATAAAAAGAGAGCACGAAACTATTGAAGACACGATTCGTTCCGTGAAACGGGATCAAGCTGATCCAATGAATGTTCTTGTTAATAGTAGTGTTCCGTCACAAGATCCGTATTATCGGTATGTTCTCGAAGAAATCGAGAATGGAATTAGTCACAGCGAGTTCCAAGATAAAGTCGAAAAAAGCTATGATGTAAAACACTATATCGAAGATAATAGTGTTACATACGATAAAGTATCCCAATGGATGCTTCAAAACGGATTTGAAAAACAAGCATCTCGCTGTATGGATATGTATCATAAATTGAAGAGTGGTGGCAATATCATGAGAAGAGGCGTCAATATTCCGAAGGGTTATATTGGTGCTTTTGTTGGTGCTTATCCTATGACACTTACTCATCCAGATGAAGATCGTTTCCTTACAATTCGTGAATGTCTATCCATTATGAAACTACCTAAAGATTTTATTCTTCAAGGCGGTGTCAAACATATCAATCATATATGTCAGAATGTACCTGTGACTACTGCGCAAGATATGGCAGATCATGTTCTTCGCTTTATTGATGGCCGATTAGATAATCGATTGATCGATACAGATTTCTTAGTACAAGATAATAAATCTCAAAGCATAGATTATAAAAAAGATGGTGTACATTTAGATGAATTTATGGTATAATTAACAAGTTAATTCAGGAGAAATATATGTCGATAATGGATAAATTAAAAAAGAATAGTAAGGTCAAAGAAACTTCTATTCTTTCTAAGTCTAAATTCTTTAATAAAAAAGATATGGTTCTAACAGATGTTCCTATGATCAATGTTGCCCTATCTGGTTCCGTGGATGGCGGACTTACACCAGGACTTACAGTCTTAGCTGGTCCATCCAAACATTTCAAAACTTCGTTCGCACTAATCATGGCAGCAGCTTATATGAAAAAATATCCAGATGCTGTCATGCTTTTTTATGATTCTGAGTTTGGCTCACCTCAAGAATATTTCAAGCAATTTAAAATTGATACCGATAGAGTTCTTCATACTCCTATTACAAATGTTGAAGAACTTAAGTTTGATATTATTGGTCAACTTGAAGGTCTAGAACGTGGTGACAAAGTAATTATTGTAATTGATTCAATTGGTAACCTAGCATCTAAGAAAGAATTAGATGATGCTATCAATGAAAAATCAGTTGCAGATATGTCAAGAGCAAAAGCACTTAAAGGTCTATTCCGTATGACTACTCCATACTTGAATATGAAAGATATCCCTTTGATTGCAGTCAATCACACATATCAAGAAATTGGTCTATTTCCTAAAGCTATTGTTTCTGGTGGCACAGGCATTTACTATTCAGCAGATAATATCTGGATTCTTGGCCGTCAGCAAGATAAAGTTGGTACAGAAATTAAAGGCTATCACTTTGTCATTAATGTAGAAAAGTCTCGTTATGTTAAAGAAAAATCTAAGATTCCTATTAGTGTTAGTTGGGAAGGCGGAGTACAAAAGTGGTCTGGTTTGCTTGACGTTGCTCTCGAAGCTAAATATGTCGCTAAGCCATCTAATGGTTGGTATTGCCGCGTTGACCAATCGACTGGTGAATTACTTGAGCCAAAAGTACGAGAAAAACAAACTTTAGAAGAAGAGTTCTGGACACCAATCTTTAAAGATGGTTTTGGTAGTTATCTTAAGCAAAAATATTCAATTGTACAAGATGCTCCAGTTGAAAAACAACTTGAAGAGATTAGCGAAGATGCTTGAACTAAAAGATTATGAATTAGTTCCTTCTGATGAAGATGAACAAGCATGGAATGTAAGAGTGCTTACGGGCGATTTTACTGAAACTGTACTAAGGTTTGGATCAATTAGCATTAACGAAAATGCAAGGGGAGTGATGACATTTAACTTTCATGTTGTATCATCTCCTGATCCAGATCTTAGCACAGAAAATGTAGATCTTCAACAATATGCTGGAGATCTTTTAGAAGCTATTATTAGAGATGGCATGGAAACAGGTTCTGTTATTACAAAGGGAAAAGATGATGAGTAAAACATCAGAAGTTGATCGTTTAGTTATTTTAATGGAAGAGATTGCACACGCAAAATCTCAATTGCAACCGCAAGATACTGGACACATTCATACTGCAATTAATTGGTTGGAATCACGAGTAGAGCAAATTAAAGAAAAATTAAAGTAATGAAGATATTAATCATGGGTTTGCCGGGTTCAGGTAAAACTTATTTAGCCGAAAGATTACAAAAACATTTAAAGTGTGCATGTTTTAATGCAGACAAAGTTCGTAGTATGGCTAATGATTGGGACTTCTCTCCTGAAGGAAGAGTACGACAAGCAAATCGTATGAAAACATATGCCGATTATGAAAAATCTCATAATCGGTTTGTTATCTGCGACTTTGTTTGTCCTACTCAAGAAACAAGAATAGCTTTTAATCCTGATATCGTCATTTGGCTCAACACCATTTATAGAAGTCAATATGAAGATACAAATGATATATTTGAAAAACCCTATCTCATTGATTGGGTAATTGACAAATTTTTAAATGATGAAGAAATTCTAGAAATTGCTAAGGAACTAAAGAATGTCATTTGATTGGACAAAACCAACAGTTCAAATGCTAGGCAGATGGCAGCCGTGGCATAAAGGTCATTTTGAACTATTTAAAAAAGCACATGCTATTACTGGACAAGTGTGTATTATGATTCGTACTACACCTAATGAACCGGACAATCCATTTGATATAAGTGAAGTCTCTTCTAAAATTTCAATTGAATTGACAAAACAAGGGTTTACAAGTGCTGTAGATTATGTTATAATAACAGTACCAAATATAATTGATATTAGTTATGGTCGCGGTGTTGGTTATACTTTTACCGAACACGATCTTGGTGAAGATATTCATAAGATTTCTGCAACTAGCATCCGCGAACAAATGAGAAATGAGGGAACACTTGCAAGCTAACATTGAACAAACCGTTCTTCGTAATTTGCTTACAGATGAAAAGTATATGCGTAAAGTGTTGCCTTTCATTAAACCAGATTACTTTCAAGGCGTATATAGAAATCTATTTAAAGAAGCAGGCAAGTATGTAGCAAAATATAATACACTACCAACTGCCGAAACTTTAGTAATTGAATTAGATGAAACACACAGTTTTACTGACGATCAATATCGTATGGCTATGGACATTATTCCACAGCTTTATACTTGTGAAGTTATTGATCAAGATTGGCTCTTAGATGCTACTGAAAAGTGGTGTCAAGATAGAGCATTATATAATGCAGTGATGGAATCAATTTCTATCATTGATGGTAAGCATGAATCGCTTACTAAGAATGCACTACCAGATATTTTATCTAAAGCTTTAGGAGTTTCATTTGACAAGAATGTTGGACATGATTACATTGAGAATGTTGAGGAACGTTATGAATTCTACCACACAGAAGAAGACCGAATCCCCTTTGATCTCGATTACTTTAACCGAATTACAAAGGGAGGTGTACCGCGTAAGACTCTTAATATCTGCCTTGCAGGTACTGGTGTCGGCAAGTCTCTCTATATGTGTCACAATGCTGCTGCTGCATTAACCGAAGGTCGCAATGTTCTATATATTACAATGGAAATGGCAGAAGAAAGAATTGCTGAACGTATTGATGCTAATCTTTTGAATGTACAGATTGATCAAATTGGAAATCTTTCGAAAGATATGTTCACAACTAAAGTTCACAATCTTGCTCGTAAAACTACTGGCAAATTAATCATTAAAGAATATCCTACTGGCTCTGCTCACGCTGGTCACTTTCGTGCTTTGTTAAATGAGTTAAAGCTTAAGAAACAATTCATACCCGATATTATCTTTATTGATTATCTAAATATCTGTTCTTCATCAAGAATGAAAGCTATGGGAGGATCTATTAATTCATATACATACATTAAAGCAATTGCTGAAGAGCTACGAGGCCTTGCGGTCGAATACGACGTACCGGTCTGGTCTGCAACGCAAACGACTCGTTCTGGTTTTTCTAACTCGGATGTTGGGCTTGAAGATACGTCCGAGTCTTTTGGATTACCCGCTACCGCGGATTTGATGTTCGCTCTTATATCTACCGAAGAGCTTGAAGGCCTAGGCCAATTAATGGTCAAGCAATTAAAGAATAGATATAATGATCCAACTCAACATAAACGTTTTGTTATTGGTGTTGATCGATCTAAAATGAGATTGTATGATGCCGATGAACAAGAACAAACATTAACTGACGATACACCTGTCTTTGATAAGACAGAAACTGGAAAAAGATTTGAGGATTTTAAACTATGACTTATAACATTAAATTAGACGATGATACATTAGATAACATTGTAGTACAAGTTTTAACTAAATCGCTTGATAGTGAGCATTTACCCGAAGGTCGTGAAATTGAATATGCATTAGCATGCCAAGAAGTTTTGCATTTCTTTATGATTCCTGCAGAGTGGGAAAAAAGATTTGAAAGAGATTTTGTAGAATATTCGACCGGTGAAAAAAATGAAGATTGATGTAACAGAAGTAACTGACGAAGGTGTTGTAACATTAGATTTAGACGATGAAGCAACGCAGTTTCTTATTGAAACAGGTTTTAACTCTATTTTGTCAAATGCAGTTGAAGAATGGAAAACTAAACTTAAGCCTAAAGTCGACTCTCATGAGTTTTGGGAACATTATTGCAGGATTAAAAAAGATGTTATGTCATTTGAAAAAGGTAGTTCATGCGACTGGTGCAAAATGACTGAAGTTGAATCTAGGAATGAAGAACAGATTAAAAAACTAAAACAATATGAAGAATGGCGAAGAGATGAAAGTTAGATTAATTAGTTACAGTCAACCAGTAGAAGGAGAACTTTATGTCGGTGAAAATGTACAGGAACTCATTGCGTATTGCGCCCGTGTATCCAACCCAACAAACCAATCTAACACTAAAACGTCAGAAAAGTTGTTATCCTATCTTGCCACCCACAAACATTGGTCTCCGTTTGAAATGGTTTCTGCTTGCTTAGAGATTGAAACAACTCGAGATAT